GTAATCTGATAATTCATGAAATCTTTAACTCTTTGTGCTTGATCTTCTGTTTGCTGTGTTGGTGCTCCCAATATATTTGTCTTGACAGGACCTCCACTTGGCAACATTTCTTTATAAGCCTGTGATTGAAACTGAGTTACCGCCTCACTCAATAATGGATGAGTTACCCCCGTTGCACCTAGAAACGGCTCACTTCTATCTTCGTAATTAATTCCTAATAAATTAAGTCCCTTGGAAATGGCTTCTTCCCAATCTTGCCTTGAGTCCATGTCTTCACGAACTTTACCCTGCAACTCTGATGCAAGTGACCCCATTACATCTTCATCTAATACCTCTGCTAAATTAGCATCATGGTCATATGGCTCGGCAACAACTTCCATCGTCTCTTCTGTTACCATTTCAATGCCTTCTGGTAAACCGTCAGTGGTCAATGGAAGCTCAACATCTACCAATGAATCTTCTTCTGGAGTTAAAATGCTCGTTCCCCCTGGACCAGTGTCCTTTTCAACCATACCTGCTATTTGTCTCTCTGCCATTATGTTATCCTCGTTACTCTTTTTTTACCTGGAGCTAGTATATCAGAAAATCTGTTTTTGACTAACTTTCCTTTTTTAAATGGTTTTTTATTTAACTTCCGTCTTATTTTTTGTAGTCTGTTCATTAATAATACTCTCTTGATTTTTTAGGAAACCAGTCTTCACCAATCTCCTCACCTTGCAACGATATAAAACCGCCTTGTCTGAAACGCATAATAGCCATAGTCATACTATCGCAGTAGTCATCATGGTCTCCATTTGGAAACGAAGCCACCTCTTCTATAACTTCGTCTGCAAACTTTTGATTAGGATACCACACTTTTCCCGATTGGAAAATAGGCGATACCATATGCATTCTCGTAACCTTATCTAAGTTACCCCCTTTACGTCTTCCGGGACTAAAAGTAACCACAGGTAAATTGATTAATCGCATCTCATCCGCTAAAGGTTGACCAGAACCCTTCGCCTCAATTAACATCATGTCGGGTTCCCAATATTCATTCTGCTCCACTGCAATTTCCTTTAGCTCTGGAAAATTCCACCTACCCTTTGTCGCATCTAATAAAATAATGTGTTGCTCACCATCTTCCTTCGGCTCAAACACTCCCCATGTCGTGATCGCAGAATAATCGGCACTTTCTTTTTTACTATAAGCCGTATCATAAGATTGTATAATATAATCAAGTCTCGGTGTATCTTCCCGTTCCCATAACTTCCACCATTCACGCTTGACCATGGCTACTTCTTCAGAAGTAGGATTCTGTTGCCATTGTGCGTTCCACTTGCCAATGGACAATGAAGCCTTGACCTTTAACAATTCTTCCTTGTTCCAGAATTCGGGCCACAAGATTTTATCGTTAGGAAGTATAGCTGGAAATTCTATAATATCCCATTGATCAGACATAGCATCCTTTGTCTGTTCGGCAATTAACCTCCCCGTCAAATCTTTTTTAGACCATCTCGTTTGTACAATGATAATGGTTCCCCCCGGTTGAAGTCTTTGCCTCGGTCCAGAAGTGTACCACTCATATGTATTGTCATAGGCAGTTGAAGAAAGGGCATCCTGCTCGGAATGTGGATCATCAATAATAAGTAAATCGGCTCCACGACCAGTCATTGCTGCTCCCACCCCTGCTGCAAAATATTCCCCACCGGCACTCGTTTCCCATCTTCCAGCTGCCTGGCTATCCTGTTTCAGATCCGTGTCTGGAAATATATCACTGTAGATAGGATCAGCGATAAGATCACGAACCTTCCTTCCAAATCTTACAGCAAGTTCAGTGTTCATGGTAGCCTGTATTATTTTTAATTTAGGATTTCTTCCTAAAAACCACGATGGCATGAGATAAGAAGCCATTTCAGATTTAGAATGTCTCGGTGGCATATTGACAATTAATCGTTTTAATTTTCCAGACGCTATCGCCTCAAGCTTTTCAGCTATCAGTCTGTGATGTCGCCCTTCAATGAAACCCTCGTATACATGTTTAGCATACGCCATGAATTTGTCCCTTGCCAATTCACGAGTTTCTAATTTTTTCTTTTGTTCCTCAAGTCCAAGAAGTTCTTGTAACACCTCTTTGGGCAATGCTTCTAGATCCATGTGCCAAACGATAATATATTTCAATGAATTTATCAAGCTAACATATAAAGAACAGACCAGTAACACCGACACGCCCAAATATGGTTGGGGGGGGATCGTTAACATGTTAACTAAATATAGGAATAGCATAAGTTACCCGATAGTTAACATGTTAATTATATAGTTCCAGAAATCGTTAACATGTTAATTAAAAAGTTGAACAGCTTGTCGTTTTTTACTTGCAATTTCTTGTTATGCTGATAACTTATAATTAACTTTAATTAATAATGAGGATAAAATGAAAGTTAAAATTAAAAAAGATCTTTATCAAGATTTTACAAATCAAGTTATTAAACAAATGGAAGATAATAACATGAATTGGTTTAAACCATTTACTACAAGCATTTTAAATGGACATCATAATGTTGTCAGTAAAAAATGCTATCAAGGTTTAAACTGTTTTTCTATTGGTTTATCTGTCCATGATAACGGCTTCAAATCTAATGAATGGGCAACATTTAACCAGTGGAAAAATCTTGGAGCAAATGTTTTAAAAGGATCAAAAGGAACTCAAATTCTTTACTGGAATATTAAAGAATATGAAGACAAAAACGATAAAGATAAAAAAGTTAAAATTCCAATGTTAAGATATTTTGTTGTATTTAATGCCGATCAAGTTGAAGGATACAAAAGAAAAGTAATTGAAACAAAAGTAATTGACGACTGGAAAGCTCATTTTAAAACTGATGTTTTTGTTGAAAATATTAATCCAGATATTAAAACAAGTAATAAAGCTTTTTATATTCCTTCAAAAGATTTCATTGGAATGCCACCAAAAGAAGATTTCAAAGGTGATAAAGAGAATACAAAAGAGCAACATTATTACTCTACATTGTTGCATGAGTTAACACATTGGACGGGTCATCCTTCCAGATGCGATAGAAATCTTGGAAATAGATTTGGATCACAAGCATATGCAATGGAGGAATTAATTGCAGAAATTGGATCGGCTTTTTTATGTTCTCACCTTGGAATAACAAAAGCACCAACACCAAACCATGCTAAATATCTTAATGGTTGGTTAGAAGTTTTAAAAGAAGATAAAAAAGCGATCTTCAAAGCTTTCTCATTGTCCAAGGTATCAAGCGAATATCTTTTAGAGTTAGATCAAATTGAAACAAAAGAGAAGGAGGTAGCCTAAAAAATGGGGAGTGTAAAAGCTCCCCAACTGTAAACCAATGTGTTGTTGGTTCTGATGATTGCAAAAGCATGAAACAGTTAATTTAAAAACGAGGTATAAAAAATGAAAAAAGTAATGATAATTTTAGAATTTGAAAATAAGGAAGAAGTAGATCAAGAAGATGTAATACAATATTTACAAGAATTAATTGAACAAAATTGTTTATCGTATGAGGAGATTAATAATGAATAGAATAGATAAAATTGATGGAGTATTACTTTTTCTTTTGGGAATACCAATAACTTTAATGGCATGGGTTACCATGTCCGATGCAGATGGGTATTACATGAGTGCAGAAATGAACACAGAATTTCCTACTGGAATTTTAATTACTGCTTGTGTTGGTGCTCTTGGACTAACATTGTTAATTGTAGGTTTAGCAATTATTTATAATAGGAGGAATGACTAATGATAATCAATTTAAATGATTGTAACCAATTAACAGATAATCTTTTACATAAAGTAAGACACATTGTTTATGCTTATAACAGACAAGAAGTTGGTTATGTTACCTATGTAAGAAAAAACCATTGGTTATGTGAGGCTAATTATTATCATAAAGATAAAGACATTTTTCAATATGATACAATCAGTATTCAACCAACCAGAAAAAAAGCAGAAGAATTTTTATTTAAAAATTGGCGAGATAATTTTACTGTAAATAAAAATACTGGTTGTTTACAATTAGAAAAATAGGAGGAATGACTAATGCCATATCGTTGGATAGTAAAAGGTTTAACTAAAGATGCATATTTTAGACCAGGAAAAGGTTTAACTAAAGATGCATATTTTAGAACAAAAAAAGATGTGATAGATTGTTTAAAAGAAATTTATTTAAACGATCATGTTCCTTTTTTTGAACTGGATAGTCAAGGAAGACTGAATGGTTTTACCTTCAAAGAGTTCTTAACAGATTTTAAGATAATAAAAATATAAGAGTTTATCCTCGGAAGATGGGAGCTACCAAGCTCCCATTTTTTTTGACCAGGAATTCTTAACATGTTAAGCAACCTACGGTCGCTCCCTACGGTCGCTAAACGGTCATGACCTACGGTCATGGTTATTGTACGGTCATCCATCAATCGTTAACATGTTAAGTAAAGCTCAAATTCTGGCGATCGTTAACATGTTAAGTTTATTTTACTTGACAAGCTAAATCCTGGCGATCGTTAACATGTTAATTAAGTGTTGCTATTTTGTCACAAGTTAAAATTAATTGCAATTAATTATAAATAAATGTTTTATTTTGTTTTAAACTATGCTAACTTAAATTATTAAGTTAATTAAGACTTATTAAAAAACAAGGATAAAAAATGAAAAGTATAAATTTAAAAAGATATAACGATATCACATACCCATCTAAAATTAATGACAATGTTAAACTTATTGAACATAATCAAGAAAATATTGTTATACAATTTGAAGCTTTAAAAACAATAGAAAAATTAATTAAAGATCAATTAGAAGACTTAAAACAAGAAATATTGGAAAATAAAAACTTGCATAAATTTTTTAATATTTCCCATATAAAAGGGAAACATTTATCTTTTTATAAAAAGGCTCACAAGAGAATTAGTTTAAAAAAATATTAAACTAAAATAAAATAGGACTTGTTATTAATTGCAAGTCCTATATAATAAAATTAAAAATGAGGTTAAAAAAATGAAATTATTATCAATTACACAATCAAACACAAAAGTTAAAAAATCAATGAAATATTTTGATCAGTACAAATGGCAATCAATAAAACACACAAGCTTAACAATAAAAAACCCAGATTATGCAAGTTTGTCTTTAATGCCAGATTATAAAATTTGTGGTGGTTCAAAGTCTGGTGGTTGTATGGAACTTTGTTTAAAATCTTCTGGGTTCGCAAAAATTTTTAAGTCTGTAAATATTGCCAGACAAAAGAAAACAGAATTTTTATTAAATGATAGAATAGGCTTTATTACTCAATTAGATAAAGAATTATTTAATTTTAATAAAAAATGCATTGCCAATAATAAAACTGGTTTTGTTAGATTAAACACGATTAGTGATTATCCATTTTATAAAACTGGTTTAATGGAAAAATATACAAATTTAATTTTTATTGATTATACAAAAATTGCTAAAAGACTATTTGAAAAGTTACCA